CAGACGGTCAGGGAAGTTCAGGATTTAGTCAGTCAGAACGGATGATATTGCAGGATTAGTTACGTACCGTTATTATCCTGCGCCCGGCCCTTTAGCTCAGTGGTGAGAGCGAGCGACTCATAATCGCCAGGTCGCTGGTTCAAATCCAGCAAGGGCCACCATATCACATACCGCCATTAGCTCATCAGGACAGAGCGCCAGCCTTCGAAGCTGGCTGCGCGGGGTTCGAGTCCTCGATGGCGGTCCATTATCTGCATTATGCGTTGTTAGCTCAGCCGGACAGAGCAATTGCCTTCTGAGCAATCGGTCACTGGTTCGAATCCAGTACAACGCGCCATATTTATTTACCAGGCTCGCTTTTGCGGGCCTTTTTTATATCTGCGCCGGGTCTGGTGCTGATTACTTCAGCCAAAAGGAACACCTGTATATGAAGTGTATATTATTTAAATGGGTACTGTGCCTGTTACTGGGTTTTTCTTCGGTATCCTATTCCCGGGAGTTTACGATAGACTTTTCGACCCAACAAAGTTATGTCTCTTCGTTAAATAGTATACGGACAGAGATATCGACCCCTCTTGAACATATATCTCAGGGGACCACATCGGTGTCTGTTATTAACCACACCCCACCGGGCAGTTATTTTGCTGTGGATATACGAGGGCTTGATGTCTATCAGGCGCGTTTTGACCATCTTCGTCTGATTATTGAGCAAAATAATTTATATGTGGCCGGGTTCGTTAATACGGCAACAAATACTTTCTACCGTTTTTCAGATTTTACACATATATCAGTGCCCGGTGTGACAACGGTTTCCATGACAACGGACAGCAGTTATACCACTCTGCAACGTGTCGCAGCGCTGGAACGTTCCGGAATGCAAATCAGTCGTCACTCACTGGTTTCATCATATCTGGCGTTAATGGAGTTCAGTGGTAATACAATGACCAGAGATGCATCCAGAGCAGTTCTGCGTTTTGTCACTGTCACAGCAGAAGCCTTACGCTTCAGGCAGATACAGAGAGAATTTCGTCAGGCACTGTCTGAAACTGCTCCTGTGTATACGATGACGCCGGGAGACGTGGACCTCACTCTGAACTGGGGGCGAATCAGCAATGTGCTTCCGGAGTATCGGGGAGAGGATGGTGTCAGAGTGGGGAGAATATCCTTTAATAATATATCAGCGATACTGGGGACTGTGGCCGTTATACTGAATTGCCATCATCAGGGGGCGCGTTCTGTTCGCGCCGTGAATGAAGAGAGTCAACCAGAATGTCAGATAACTGGCGACAGGCCTGTTATAAAAATAAACAATACATTATGGGAAAGTAATACAGCTGCAGCGTTTCTGAACAGAAAGTCACAGTTTTTATATACAACGGGTAAATAAAGGAGTTAAGCATGAAGAAGATGTTTATGGCGGTTTTATTTGCATTAGCTTCTGTTAATGCAATGGCGGCGGATTGTGCTAAAGGTAAAATTGAGTTTTCCAAGTATAATGAGGATGACACATTTACAGTGAAGGTTGACGGGAAAGAATACTGGACCAGTCGCTGGAATCTGCAACCGTTACTGCAAAGTGCTCAGTTGACAGGAATGACTGTCACAATCAAATCCAGTACCTGTGAATCAGGCTCCGGATTTGCTGAAGTGCAGTTTAATAATGACTGAGGCATAACCTGATTCGTGGTATGTGGGTAACAAGTGTAATCTGTGTCACAATTCAGTCAGTTGACAGTTGCCTGTCAGACTGAGCATTTGTTAAAAAAATTTCGCATGGTGAATCCCCCTGTGTGGAGGGGCGACTGGTGAAAAATCCTTGCTTGTGATTCATTATCGACACGGGTTCGGTGGTACCAGGCCGAACTCACCGGGAGGCACCCGGCACCATGCAGTATACAGAGATTAGGCATATACCAAGGCCTCTCATAGCAGGGGCCTTTTTACATGTAAAAAAGCCCGAGTGGGTTCGGGCAATTGCATGAGATACTCGTTTTAATAATCGAAATCATTTTAACCAGGATTCATAAGGCTGCGCAACTGCGCGGCCTTTTTCGTATTTCGGGCTGTAGTCTTCCTTCTGCCATTGTCCTGTAACTTCCGGACTTCAGCCCGCTCCTCATCTGACTCACACATTATCCCGACCGGGAGGATTCATGGCATTTAAACACTATGACGTGGTCAGGGCGGCGTCGCCGTCAGACCTTGCGGAACGAATAACTCAAAAACTGAAGGAAGGGTGGCAGCCTTATGGTAGTGCGCTGATTTCGACAGCTGGTTATGGTGCGGAGTTCATCCAGCCAGTTGTGAGTGAGGGGAGCATCTCATCACCAGAGGAGCCAGGCAACCGTCCGACGACCTCAGCGCCTTCTGTTGCGCCAGAATATTACTATGTGATCGCGCTTGCTGGTCAGTCCAATGGTATGTCATACGGTGAGGGACTGCCATTACCGGATACATTCGACAGTCCTGATCCACGAATTAAACAGTTAGCGCGTCGCAGTACGGTGACACCGGGAGGTGCCGCCTGTAAGTATAACGACATCATTCCGGCGGACCATTGTCTGCATGATGTGCAGGACATGAGCCGCCTTAACCATCCGAAAGCGGACCTGTCAAAGGGGCAGTACGGAACCGTGGGGCAGGGGCTGCATATCGCCAAAAAATTGCTGCCGTTTATACCGGCGAATGCGGGCATTCTGCTGGTTCCGTGCTGTCGTGGTGGTTCAGCGTTCACCACCGGAGCCGATGGCACATACAGTGACGCGAGTGGTGCCTCGGAGAATTCAACCCGCTGGGGTGTGGACAAGCCGCTGTATAAGGACCTTATCGGTCGAACAAAAGCAGCACTGAAGAAGAACCCGAAAAATGTGCTGTTTGCCGTGGTGTGGATGCAGGGGGAATTTGATTTTGACGGCACGCCCGGAAATCACGCAGCACAGTTTGGTGCGCTGGTTGATAAATTCCGTGCAGACCTGACGGATATGGCAGGTCAGTGCGTTGGTGGCTCTGCTGGCGGTGTTCCCTGGATCTGTGGAGATACGACGTATTTCTGGAAGCAGAAGAACGAATCCTCGTACCAGACGGTGTACGGCAGCTACAAAAACAAAACGGAAAAGAATATCCATTTCGTACCGTTCATGACCGATGAGAACGGGGTGAATGTGCCGACGAACAAACCGGAAGAAGACCCGGACATTCCGGGTATCGGGTATTACGGTTCGAAATGGCGTGACAGCTCAGCCACCTGGACGTCACAGGACAGGGCGAGCCATTTCAGTTCATGGGCTCGCCGCGGGATTATTTCCGACCGTCTGGCAACGGCGATTTTGCGCCATGCGGGAAGAGTGGCGCTAAACGCGGGGGCATCATCGACAGTATCAGAGGTGCGCCCGTCATCGCCTTCCGGTGCAGAAGCCACAGGCGTCACAACACTGCTCTCTTACCTTGTCAGCGAGTCAGAGGGAAGCCTGAAAGTACAGGGATGGTCAGCCAGTGGCGGCAGGGCCGAAGTGGTCAGCGATGCGGAGGGAACCGGAGGTAAGGCAGTGAAGCTGACCAAGGAAGCCGGTAAAAGCAGCTGGGTGCTGGAGTACGCCGCGGGCAACGGTGCGGCTCTGTTACAGAAAGGGGGGCAGATTCGCTGCCGCTTTAAGGTTTCGGGAGCGCTGGCTGCGAACCAGTATGTTATGGCGTTTTACTGGCCGGTATCTTCACTGCCACAGGGCGTTGCCCTGACCGGAGACGGGGGGAATAACCTGCTGGCAGCGTTCTACATCCAGACAGATGCAAAAGACCTGAATGTGATGTACCACAATGCGAAAGTGGCGACAAACAACCTGAAACTGGGAAGCTTTGGCGCATTTGATAACGAATGGCATGCGCTGGCTTTCCGCTTTGCCGGGAATAACAGCCTTCAGGTGACGCCGGTTATTGATGGTCAGGATGGTACACCGTTCACGCTGACGCAGTCACCGGTCAGTGCCTTTGCGGCGGATAAACTGCATGTGACAGACATTACCAGAGGTGCGACTTACCCGGTACTGATAGACAGCATTGCGGTGGAAGTGAACAGCACAGACACTGCGGCATGATAAAAAAACCGCCAGCGACAGGAATGGACGCTGGCGGTGGTAATACCTATGGAGAAAAAATAAAGGAACGATACTTTCGTGCTCTGGTTTTTTAAATGAAAACAGTTCTTATTGTCAACAATAACGGAAAGAAATTATGACATTTCTGAACCAGTTAATGCTGTACTTCTGTACGGTGGTCTGTGTGCTGTATCTCCTTTCGGGTGGGTACAGGGCCATGCGTGACTTCTGGCGCAGACAGATTGACAAAAGGGCCGCTGAGAAAATCAGCGCCAGTCAGTCAGCCGGAAGCAAACCCGAAGAGCCGCTCATTTAGCGGCAACTTTCTTAATCACATCTTTCGACGAGAAAATCCCATGTCAGAAATTACATCCCTGGTCACTGCTGAAGCAGTGAAGGAAGTCCTGCGCTCTGAAGAAGTCCGGAGCGCACTGAAACAGAAACTTCGCCATAACCTGGAAGCGCGTCTTGATGCAGAAGTGGATGCCATTCTGGATGAACTGCTGGGCGCACCGGCAGCTCCGGAGCCGGAAGGCATCGCGGGTGAGGGGAGTGCTTCAGATAGCGGTGACCCCACACCGGACAGCGACATGATGATGTAAGCATGCGTCAGGGACCATCGGTGTGTGCCGGTGGTCTTTTTATTGTTGTGAGCTTCCGGATTGCGGGAGACGGGGTATGTACCAGATGGAAAAAATCACAACAGGTGTGTCATACACCACGTCAGCGGTGGGAACGGGCTACTGGTTCCTGCAGTTGCTGGACAGGGTTTCCCCGTCTCAGTGGGCGGCAATAGGCGTGCTGGGGAGTCTGCTGTTTGGGCTGCTGACATATCTGACGAACCTGTATTTCAAGATTAAAGAAGACCGGCGTAAGGCGGCACGGGGAGAGTAAGCTGATGAGCAGGAAACTCCGCTATGGTTTATCGGCTGCCGTTCTGGCGCTGATTGCCGCAGGTGCTTCTGCGCCTGAAATCCTCGACCAGTTTCTGGATGAAAAGGAAGGTAACCACACCACAGCATACCGTGATGGTGCGGGTATCTGGACCATCTGCCGTGGAGCCACCCGGGTGGATGGTAAGCCTGTGATTCCTGGCATGAAGCTGTCGAAGGAAAAATGCGACCGGGTTAACGCTATCGAACGGGATAAGGCGCTGGCATGGGTGGAGCGTAATATAAAAGTTCCACTGACCGAGCCACAAAAAGCAGGTATCGCGTCATTTTGCCCCTATAACATTGGCCCCGGTAAGTGTTTCCCGTCGACGTTTTATAAGCGGCTTAATGCAGGCGATCGCAGGGGAGCGTGTGAGGCGATTCGCTGGTGGATTAAGGACGGTGGCAGAGACTGCCGTATCCGTTCAAACAACTGTTACGGTCAGGTATCAAGACGTGACCAGGAGAGTGCGCTGGCATGCTGGGGTATCGACAGGTAAGCAGAATATTTTGCTGAAAAATGACGTTGGCCAACGCGGGCAGATAACACGAAATCCTGCGAACTGGCAAAATGTAAGTGAATAAAGTCAACAAGATTGTTTCATGAAGAGGCACCGTAATGGTGCCTTTGTCATTTCTGCGCTTCGCACAAGCGTAAATAAACCAAAGAACCTTTCAGGATGAGCCCTGGTGGATAACCGGCAGTGGTCTGGTTAACCCTCTTTGGGCTGGTTATTCCTGTGCGCAGGGTTCATCACTAAAAGGAAATAACCGATGAATATGATGAACCGCCCCGGGTTTCCTGGAGAGTGTTTTATCTGTGAACTCAGGCTGCCAGATCATCGTTTCCGATGGAAGCATAATAAGCTTTTTCTGCTTCTGCCGGAGGAGTATGGCCCAGCCTTCCCAGCAATCGTCGATTGTTATACCAGTCCACCCACGTTAGTGTGGCCAGTTCCACTTCTGCACGGTTTTTCCAGCTCTTACGGTGTATTACCTCCGCTTTGTAAAGACCATTGATGCTCTCAGCCATCGCGTTGTCATACGAGTCGCCTGTACTCCCTGTTGATGCCAGTAATCCGGCTTCTTTTAGTCGCTCCGTATAGGCCAGTGACACATACTGAGAGCCTTTATCGCTGTGATGGATGGTGCCAGACGGACGACGGGCCCACAACGCCTGCTCCAGCGCATCCAGCACGAATGTCGTTTCCATAGACGATGAGACCCGCCACCCCACGATGTATCCGGCAAACACATCAATGATAAACGCCACATAGACGAAGCCCTGCCATGTGCTGACGTAAGTAAAATCAGCCACCCACAGCTGGTCAGGTCGTTCTGCCACGAACTGACGGTTTACGCGGTCGCCTGCGGCAACGGCTTTCCGGCTGATGGTCGTACGGACCTTTTTACCCCGGAGAACACCGGCAAGTCCCATAACCGCCATGAGACGTGCCACTGTACATCTGGCCACCCTGATTCCTTCCCGTAACAACTGACGCCAGACTTTACGCACACCGTACACCTGATGATTTTCATCGTATACGCGCTGTATCTCTCTCTTCAGCCAGTCGTCGTACTGCGCACGGGCACTGCGTTTATCCGGATGATGTCGCTGTTGCTGACAATGGTAA